ATATCAGGCATAAGAATCGTTGCAGGTGTAAGTGGTGCTAGTTATAGACAAGATAGTGGTTGGAAAGAAACATTATCAAAGGTAGCAGAAGCACACCCAATGAGTGCTTTAGCAAGTGAGATGGGAACAAAGTCAACAAAACAAATTAAAACAGAGCAAGTGATGAAAAAGCACAAGGCTAGACAACATGCAAAAAATAAATAATATAGGGGTGCAGAGCGAGCAACTGAACAACAACGGTCGTATACCAGAGTCTAATAAGTCAATCCGCTCATTGCACCTACCTAAACAAGGAGAAAACTAATGGCAGACATACCTGATTTTATGAGGGAGTTTGATACCGATGTAGATTATGGGTTTACTCCTGTATCAAAAAAACCTGCTGACGACACGCCAGCAATAGACACGAAGGTTATAGAAGACTCTAATTTAGAGATTGCAAAAGTCAAATCAGATGTAGGCGATATAAAGTCTATGATGAATGAGATTATGCAAATTGTAGCAGAGAAAGACTCTGTTAGCAAAGAGATACAGGACGCTGACGTATCGGCGAGATTCAAAGAGATTGAAAAGACTATACTACCGTTTTTGTATAATCTTTCAAAAACCAATGAACCTTACATACATTGGCCTAATAGAGGACCAATTATCAAGGCTCAGATGGACAAAATATTAAAACTTACAAGGAGTTAATATGTTAGAAGTAAAAGCTCATCATAAAGAACTAAAACGAGCAGTGAATGAGATCGAGTCAAAGAGAACTATTGACAGATCAAGTAAATTATGGTTTGATATAAGAACCTTGAAGAAAATAAAACTTATAGCAAAGGATAAATTAAATGCAACTAAGCAAAAACTTTTCACTTAAAGAACTAACTGCTTCTCAAACAGCAGATAGACATGGTATTAGCAATAATCCAAGCGAAGATCATATGGACAATTTAAAAAAACTATGTGACAATGTTCTACAAAAAGTTAGAGATCACTATGGCAAGGTAGTATCAGTATCTAGTGGGTACAGATCACCAGAGTTATGTGTGAAGATCGGATCATCAATGAAATCACAGCACGCTAAAGGCCAGGCTGCGGACTTTGAAATCTTTGGCATTGCAAATGCTGATCTAGCAAAATATATTATTGATACTTTGGATTTTGACCAATTGATATTAGAGTTTCACAAACCAGAGGAACCTAATAGCGGATGGATTCATTGTTCGTATAAGAACAAAGAAGAAAACAGAAAACAAGTATTAAGAGCATACAGAAATGATGATGGTAAGACGGTATATGAACCGTACGATCCGTCTTGAGCTGTTGAACGTATTAATAATGACAAGATAGAAGAGCAAAACAAGATCATTGATCTTTATATGCAAAAAGGAATTTGAAATGAAGACAGTTATATTATTGATAGATTTTTTTGGTCATCCTGTTTTTGGCGGCGAATATATCAACACCAAAAGATATATTGAAATACAAAAGATATTAACTAATACACGTATTGATAAATCAAAACTTGTATTTGCCGTTGGTGGTGGTTGGGAAGATCAAAAACTATGTGAACTTGAACGAATGGCAAAGAACCTTGATTTTAAATTTCATCAATATCCAAAAGATACAACATTTGACCAATTAAAAGAACAACTTTGGTTAAAGTGTAATTTTGAAATGGATACTAAAGATACTCAAATCATAGTCGGTGGATGTAACACAGGTGGTTGCGTTATAAAAGCTTCTAAACCTATGTGTGCAATTGATTCATATATTAAAGGTTATGAAACGACAATATATTTGCCAATGTGTGCTGAATACGAGCAACCAGGTATTAATGATACTGAAAGAACAATGATGGGATTTGCAGAAGTATATAAACAAATTAGAGATTACAAGGCATTTAAGATCAGGATTGAAACAGATTTTAATGCTTTAAACATACCTATAAGGTTTAAAGAAAACACAAAAGAAGTAATGACTAGAGTATATTCTGTTGAGCCAGGAGCAGATGGTGACGCAGTATAAGCTTGACAATATTGACAAATAGTGATATAATAATTATATGAATTTATACGGAAAGGTATATTATGTTTAAACATGTTAAATTAAATGAAGAAGTATTGCCTAAATCGTTAGGTGTGAAAGGCAAGAATCAAAACGGTGTAAGATATTATACTATTGATGGTGTTAATATGCCTTCCGTTACATCTATACTAGGAAGAATACCAGAAAAACAAGCAGGTCTACAGGCATGGCGAAATGCAGTTGGTGAGAAAATGGCTAACTACATATCAAATTCTGCTGTCAATAGAGGTAAGACAACTCATACCTTAATTGAAAATCACCTGAAGAACGAAGACGAGAAGTCAGTAGGTATAACTGCTGTTACACCACTAGGTCTTTTTAGAATTATCAAACCATATCTTGCTAGAATAGATAACATACATTGCCTAGAAGAATACCTATACTCAAAAGAAATAGGTGTTGCAGGCCAAGTAGATTGTATTGCTGAATATAGAGGCAAACTATCAGTTATTGATTTTAAGACCTCTACAAAACAAAGGGATGCTAATTACAATTATGCTAACTTTTTACAGACATCGGCCTATGCAAAAATGTATGAAGAGCTATACCCAAACCAGAAGATAGAGCAGACCGTTATATTAGCCACGTGTGAAGACGGTTTTGTACAAGAGTGGATACATACTGAAGATAAGATCAAAGAACACCAAGAGAAGTTTTATAAGCACACTCAGGACTTTTTTGAAAAAAATAATATAAATAGTTAGACCGAAAGGCTAACTATGAAAAAACTATTAACACTTATAACACTATTATTCGCTACAAGTACATTTGCTGAAGATTTACAAAAGTATGACTTTCAATGGATGCACGTACCAGTAGTTTGTGGTACATCACCAGAAGTAATGAGATACCTTAAAGATAACAATTTCAAACTAGAGAGTGTATCTATGGGTAGATCAGGTGCTTCAGAAACAGGCGATCCCGCTTATTTTGTTGCTTACTATTTAAATGAAAAAGGCGATCAATCTGTTGCCGCTATAACTTCACCAACAGGACATGAAACTTGTATGATGTATAGGAGTTTTGATCTACAAAAACCTGGAGATAAAGTATAGTAGCTTGACAAATTAGTCTAATTGAGATATAATATTATAATAAAGTGAGGATAAATTATGACAGATGAAGATAAAAGAATGTATGAATCACACAAAGAACATGGTAGTGATATGACATACGAAAATGAATCTTCTGCTCCATCACCGATGGTACAGATTTCATTAAAAGAATACGACAAGTTAAAAGAACAGCAAAAATTTATTACAGACCCGAGTCTAATTTCAATAATAGATAAGATTGAAGAACTAACAAGAGCATTAAGAAAACACATAGTTAGAAAACTATAATGTTGATGAATAGTAAAAAGTTTGCTCAAATAATAGAGGCAATAGTAAAAGATAAAAGGATGTCCTATATGGATGCCGTACTCAAATATTGTGAAGAAAATGATATTGACACAGCGTCTGTAGGTCCTTTAATCAACAAATCATTAAAAGAAAAGATAAAAGAAGAGGCAGAAAAGCTAAACTTGGTTGAACGATCAAGCACAGCAATCTTACCTATATGAACAGTTATGAGTCTTATACATTATATTTGGCTATTAAACTACACTTCACTTCCGATAGTTATGATTTTTACAGGCACAATGCCAAAGTTAATTCATCATTTAACACATTTTTAAAACGTAATGACAGATTTTTCTTTCATAAACTTACAACTAAATATACAAAGGAAGAAATGCTAGATTATTTTGTATCTAATTTCTTCCATAATTCAAAAACATGGATAGGCAATTTAGTTAGAGCAGATGGAGAAACTACTTACAACAAGTGGAAGAAATATAATCAATCTTTTACATACAACTTTAGGAGCGATTGTGTACAGCTTAGTAATGTTATTAATGATAACTCTATTCGGTTTGATGATGTGTTTCGTGTACATAATGGGCAACATCCACGATTGCTACGATTACTTCTATCTGAAAAAATATCAGTACAAACAATCATCATCTTGGATAAGGTTTTATCTTTTGTTAAAAGATGGGACAAAGAGATTGCTGAAAACGTTATCTGGCCTGAAAAATCGTTTAAAATAAAGAAACTAACACCTTTTATTAAGTTTAACCTTACTAAATGTAAGTTTATAATGAAAGAGGTATTTGTGTGAGCGAAGAACGTAAACTAACAGAGCAAGAGGTAAGAGAAGAATATAGACAGCAACGTAAGGACAAGACATTTGCCTCATGTTGGCCTGCTAACAATGATAGTTTTTATGAGTGGTGTTCAGGATACCTAGACTATCAACACATAACAAAGAAGAAGAAAAAAAGATGAAAGATATATTTGAAAGTATAGTAGATGTAGGTAGTGGTTTTATATTAGCTATTCTTATACAGATGTTTATATTTCCCCTATTTGATTTACACCCTAGTATTTTTGATAGTATGGGTATTGCATTAATATTTACCGTAGTGTCAATGACTAGATCAGCATTATGGAGAAGATACTTTAGAAGGAGAAGAGCGTGACCATTGAACCAATAAAAGAAAAACTAGATGAGAAGATTGCTAAACTAAACAGCAGTAGAATAATCAAAAAGGTAACACCAAGAGGTGACCTGTCTTGGTATGTAAAATGGGTATCAGTATTTCTAGTGTTGTTTGCAACTGTGGCCAGAAGTGTAGGTACAATGCCACACATTGATATGTGGTTAGGTTTATTTGGTACAGGAGGTTGGGCTTATGTTGGGTACTTATG